CGCATTCGTTGCTATCAATGGGGGATTTGCCGCTTCAATTGTAGACCCTACCTGTTCAATAGGTGTCTCTTTTCCTATTGGACTCACGGTATTGGACTGTGTTGTAAATCCCGTGACATCTAGTTCTTCATCTTTATCTATCTTCTTGACGAATTCCGCTTCGTATAATATCTCCTCAAAGGCACCAGTAGATATTAAACCTGCTGTAATTTCTTCATGCATCAACACAGCAGCGTCATAGATTCCATAGTGAGCTAGTGCTCTTAGCACACTATCACGATAAAGATAAAAGATATCTTTTCCCTCAAAATACAAAAACCAAAGAGCTGAGTTTGTATTTATGACCGCTTGGTCCATTAATGATACTCCAGCGATTTTGGGTGTTTTTACCCAGTTAAGAATAGTATTGACCGATGTTCTTGACATCACAGGGTAGTAGCCAACAATTGGATCAACACGAGACGTACATTTCAAATATTCCAATTGGTCTAAACTCTTATACTTAACGTGTTCTCCTGTTTTAGCAGCGGGAGTATAAACAATGCCACGCTTATCATAGAGAGCGGACATTACGACTCCGTTAAAGTGTTCACAAACAAGATCAGAAACACAATGTAAATTATCATCACCATAATCCTTCATACGGACATTACTCCTCCAGTAATCATGAGTAGCATCTGGAAAGACTTCTCTAAACAAGATCATAGACTGCATGTAATTCACCATACAGTTTATTACTGCTGTTAGGTAATTTCCCGAAGGTCCACCGCTCAAAATTATGTAAACAAGATCAAGGGCTAGATGCAAACCCTGAAAAGTATCAAGGATAAGAGTCACCCGGACAGTATCATCTTCTTTTTTCCACTTTTTATCAAACTCCTTATACCACCGATTGATAATGTGTACACATTCAATAATCATTTGATGTAACATGAAACCATCCCAATTTTTAAAGTCTCCATCAAACCCTTTTGTTCCAACTTGTCGTAAATATTCAAACATCAGGTTCCACTCTTGTGATCGTGGATTTATTCCAACACTAGGGAAGCTTGCATTATGCAGAGCAGAAAAGTGTGCTGCATATGCTCCAAAGTACTGTTTCATCAAAATTAAGTTCACAGTACTCATGTTATTGAACAAACGCGTCGTTTTTCCAGGTTTCAAATTTTCATCTTTTAGACAATCAATTATTACATTTCCAGGTATTATACGATTCTTACACAGTACAATTTGTTCATCAAGCATCTTACGCAATAAAGGATTTTTGACTCGACGGGGCTGCGTAGACGTAAATAACCACCCCCGTCCTTTTTCTCCTGAAGGTCTCATAAGAACGAATGGCCAGCCATCAGATGAAGTCATTGGTAATCCGCCAAGATACTGGTTTCCAATAATACCGTTGATAGCTTCCTCTTCTGTAAGAACTCTAGCCAATGTAGGATGTATCACATTAAGATCACGGTATATCCATTCACTCACTATCACAATTTCCTCCCTAGGAATTAACCAAGATGGCTGCTTCCATTTGACTAGACCTTGTTGTAATGGAGTTAAAGGACCAGTCCAACGAGGATCTTTAGGACTTAAAATAGAGGGAAATTTTTCAATATCTTTCCAAGGTACATCTATACAATGCTTGGAATATTGTAATGGCGAAGGAAGTATCTCGGTCTTTTCAGACAAACGCACAACATCCTTCAATTCTGCTCTACCACATATCGAAATAGAACAATCCGGAGGAACAAGATGTCCTATCTCAGGAACCGTTGGTAACTGACCTTGATATATAAACCCCTGTTCTGGTTTTGTTGAAAATATGGAATCTACCATTTCACGGGTTATTAACACACTCTTACCAATAGCAGGAGTAGTATTAGTGAAATTTCCAACATGGCCTCCACAAATCTTAAAAGTACCATTTACCCTAGCAACGAAGCATTTGAAACAATCTCCTGCTTCTGTAGGAGAATTATAGTACTTAAACCCCTTTGTGAGATAACTCTTAGAGACTCCTTGTATCGCATCAAATTCTTTTACTATGTCAACTTTAGACAATGAGATACGTTCCTGACCTCCCTCTTTATTCACTCCCTGTAGATAACAAAAGGATGTATCTACCAGATCCAAATCCTTACCGGATAGGATATGTGCGGTATTATCCTTTCCAACAGTACAATGAATGGGAAGCCAATAGAAACAAACGTCTAACATCACATCTAGTCCATCTTTCTGAGAGTATACTTTGGTCATACTCTCCCAATCAAAATGGAAATCATGATACTTACTACCATGGTAATAGATGCGACACTCCATTCGTTTCTTAATACCATTTACATTACCCAAATGTAACAAATAATGCAAAGGAAAAGCAATAACCGAGCCTTTTACTCGAATACAGTGTCCACCAGCTGTCATTCCGTCAGACGTGGTGAAATCTATCCAAGCATTGACCCGATAGAGGACATTATTAAAATCTTCAGCAACCCCAAGTTGCGGCTGGAAACCAGCATTTGCAAGCTTGATAACAGGTTGAACCAGAGACTGCATTGAACGTGCTCGCTTATCCCCTTCCTTAAGAAATTCTTTGGACTGTGTAACCATTCCGTCTTCAACCAGATCAGTAAAGCGTTTTTCTTCAATTGCATATTGCTTAGAGAACCACGTCCATGCACCATACAACGAACCAATTACCGCAAGACCTCCAAGTAACTTTTTAAAATTCTTTGCAAGCGTGGCACTAAATGGAGCCCAAGAATAATAGTACTTCATAGCTTTAGAAATGGTATTTCCTTTGCATAAATAGCAAGAAGAACAAGCTGTACACAGAGTAACGCCTCCATCGGTTATCTTACAATTTTTACAATTTTCGGTACATACATGGCGTTCTCGAATTTCCGCAATCTTCTTTCCAACAGTGATATCAAGAGCACTAAAATCAGGTCCCAAAACTTGTTTAGTTGCAGCACATCGTGAGCATTCTTGACAACGTTTGCATACCACTAGTGCATTACATGCATCACAAGTTCTAGAACAATCATGAGCATCAATGGGCTTCTTCCCATGTGTCTTCATCTGGGCATAAAAATCACTCCATGACAAGGGTAATCCTTCACTATCAAAAAAAGTCTCTTTGTCAGTACGGTCCATGGATTGCGATTGATACTCCAACAATTGTTGATGTATTAGATGTGTCAACTGGCGTAACGTCAAGCCTTTAAAGGGTTTTCCAAGTCCATCGCACATTAAATTCTCTGTACTAGCTTTCTGAGAAACTGGTTTAAACAAGTTAAATGACAAATGAGGATACTCTGACTCTATAGTTTGAATACCAAGTTTACCGTATTTAGCATTTATCAGCTCACTAGATATACGATCAAAACTCTTGTCAATAACTTCGGGATCAGCCACTACCTCAATAACCATATCACGACGACGGTACAACGCACTAGGAGTATTTAAACCTTGTGTTGGCATTGCTATACTATTTGATGACATGATCATAAGCTCAGAAGTAAATGGAGTTCCTTTGACCCCTACAGTAGGATCATTCAATGAAGCCATGTTAGGGCAGTAATACGCCGGGGATTTTATATTCAATAACTCACTTAACAATGGTTCATCGTCAGTAGCACCAAAATCGTCAGATATTACAATAGGTTGGCCACAATAAGTGTCCCAGAAGGGAGTCTTTTGCCGAGTAAATATTGCCGATCGATCATCGAACTTACCCATAGCATCAGTATAATCCTTCCAAAAGCCACCCTTATGCAACTCATGAGGAATACGAACAGACAATTCGCTTTTGCCATAACCCGGAGGAGAAAAGAAGTAAATGACAAAAGGAGGACGGCGAGGACCATTCATACCACATATTGTCAATGAGTTAGTAAACTCTTCTTTATATCCCTCAAGTATTGCACGAACAAGGGATCTTGACTGTTCCTTCCATAGTGGTGAAAAAGTACGCCATTTTTGCATTATATCAGTATAGTCTCTTACAAATTGTGCTCTATTCGTTGACATATTGCGTTCCTGAATTGTAAGTTTCCTATATTTCGCAACAAAATCTGCTGCAGCTGTATAAACAGATGCTTCAGACTCTTCTGGAAGACCAAGGAAAACTTTAATCCAATGGGAGACACAATTTGGAAGAATTTCTAAAAACCATAACATCATATTCTTAGTTGGGCCAGCTGCCTTTGAAATAGTAAAAATTCCAGAACAACACATAATAATATCACGTGTTGTAGGATTCCAGCCAAACATTTTACATGCAACCGCTAGTCCTAACAATGAAGCAATCCACACAGGTTCGCTGTCATCCTGCTTTGCAAACAAAGTTCCTATTTTATCCTTGATGGAAAGAGCCATATTAAGAATATTTGGAAACATACGTCGCAAAATAGTAATAGCAAGAAGAACGAATCCTGCCGTAGTTTTAACGCATTTATAGGCAGCAAGCAAAGTCAAGCCATCTATAATCAAATTGATAAATGGTTCTCGCAATGTCTTCAACTTTTCTTTACATTGATCCACAACCTCCTTGGCAAGATACTTGTAGAATCGGTGTTCCATTGATTTCCATATTCCACTTATGCCATCAGGTATTGCAGAAGCAAATGCTGCCAAAGTTCCGAAAATACCTTCAGTTTCTTCGACATCAACATGAACTGTTTTATCAATATACTCCTCCTTTACGATATCCAATTCTTCAATATCTCCCTTCGAATCGACTACTCGGGTACGTCTGGTTGTTTTCTTTACAGGAGATTCTTCTATAGGCTCGATTTGCAAATTAACCAGTCTTCTTGGATCAGTTGGAGAAACATCTGAACGTTCAAGAGGGGACTCATTTAACACTAAAGCTTGTTCTTGGGTACCATCATCTACACGTACTGACATACCAGAAGTGTCAGCAAGTGTGGCAAGAGACTTTGAATTATCCACAAATCCAATTGGACTCGAACTTAATCCTTCCCTATTGAGCATCTTTTGAAAACCGGTTGGAAATTTTATAGGAAAATTAACCTTTGTAAAAGAACCAACATCATGCAAGCGTTTAGCATATGCTTGAGTGAGTCTGCCACTTATCGTAACACCATCACTAAACACATACTGGGTAGTACTGCCTATACGAGTTAGACTTTCTGTTCCATTAAGCAGTCCTTGTAACCTAACTCCATCCAGATTATCTATCAAAGAGGGAGACAACCCTGGACTAAGTGGAGGACTATTGCTAGGAGTAGTACAAGTCGTAACTGATGTAATTAGCAATGAAGTATCAACAGATGGTGTTGAACTGGAACCATTCTCCATTTGGAAAACAAAGGTTTCTGATTCCTCGGGGGGTTCATACTCCGAATCATCCAACTCATCCATGGCATTTTCAAAGCAGGGAATCACATCATCCACTCCTTCTTCTGGAGCATAATCATCATCGCCAGATGAACTTTCATCTACATACCTGAGCATGTTAACAGGTAAAATAGAATCAACGTTCGCACGAATTTGTCCTATACAGGTATAATTTCGTACATATGTCCAAGCGACAATGGCATAATATGCGCGTCGTGCTGCGGCTCCATAATACTGATGGTCATCTCCAAGATCAATACTCCAATGACCATACTCATCTATTTCAATGGGATATCGTATTGGATAATATCGCATCCATGGAACAATTCCGTCTACCATCATATCAAATGAGGAGTCTGTTCGAATTGCTTGGACATCAGTTACGAACATATCGAGCTCATTGGCAAACTTGCGCATCAACATGTGCCAACGTTCAATGCCTCCAATTGTATGATTAAAATATCCCATAGAGTGTGCCAAAGCATAAGCTCTATTCAATGATATCAATTGTGTTTCAACATTGGACGCATTGGTTTTATGTAGGCCATCAATTCTTCTCCTACATATAAGACCTCTAATTCTTCTCTCTTCATCTATTCTAAAGGTCTTCTTATTACATTGTTCAGCCTTAGTACCAATTTCACACCACTTCTTAATATGTGCAATAATTTCATGCGCAATCTTAGGTTGGTATTTGTTTGTCAAAAAGGCCAATTCCTGACATTCCCATTCATAACTAATAGTATCAAACGTATCACTTTTAGTGTTATTAATCAAGACCATGGGAATAATTGGTCTTGTATGCGGAAACATTTCGGCTTCTGCCTGCCGTAGCATTTCATAATTAAAATGGGCCATAAGAAAACCGGGCTAAGTAAATAACCTATCTATCGTATGCCACCAGAGAGATCATCAAGATTTGAAACCATTTCGGTAGAAAATTATACAATCTTTCTATCGGAGGGACGGTATCCTAATCATTCAGGGTAGGCCATACATACTTATTTCTTCGATCTCAATCGTGTAAGACGCCTTTGTGCGTTTCTCACCGGCAGATCAAGAATAAACGATCCATATGCATGCAGCATTCTAGAAATCATGGGTACCTGACAAAATCTTGTGACGACTGGAAATTAAGGTCATAGGTCAAGTTAGGGTTTCCTCACTAAGGGCCATGTCATACAATACTCTGTGCCTTCTACAAAGGAAGGACAATTAAACATAATATCATAAATCACACGCGTCTACTTTCTCTAAATTAATAGGATGAGAGGACGTGCAAAGGTATCCTTAGGATAAGCCTGGTATCGACACACTATATCTGAGGAAATGGATATAGTATACCGTTGAAAACCGTCACGCAATCGTGTAAATGAACAAGCTGGACGAACCAGCAGCTGGGTCATATGACCAAAACAGCTCCTGCGTATGCAGGTTGGTAGGGAAA